AGACTCTCGGAACCGGCCGCAACTCGCCCTACTCGAGCATCGTCGCCCCTTCGGGGAATAACCCGCTGACGCCGCCGATGCGGTTCGCGGCCGGCGTAGCGGCGCGCGTCGCGATGGCCGGCGCGCTCGATCCTGCGCGGCCATTTCAGACGCTCGTGGTCGACGGGGCGATCGCGGTGCCGCCGATCGACGCCTTCGACGTGCTCGAGCGGGATTCGCTCCTGCACAGTGGCATCGCCACCACGCGGAACGAAGCCGGCGGCGTCGTGGTGATCGATCGCATGATCACCACCTACCAGACCAACCCATCGGGGCAACAGGACACTGCGTACCTGGATTGCACGACGATCCTGACGCTGCTCTACCTCCGCTACGCATTCCGCGTGCACATGTCGAAGTACTCGAGGCACAAGCTCGCCGACGACGGGACGCGGTTCGAGCCGGGGCAGCCGGTGATGACGCCTGCGCTCGGGCGCAGTGAGGCGCTCACATGGTTCCGCGACATGGAAGGGCTAGGGCTGGTGCAGAACGTCGAAGCGTTCAAGGCCAACCTCGTCGTCGCGCGGAACACCGGCGACCCCAACCGCCTCGATTTCCTGCTCCCACCAAACCTCATGAACCAACTGATCGTCACTGGCGCAAAGATCCAGTTCCGCCTGTAGGAGGACCCCATGGCGCAGCGACGTTTTGGAGTCAAGCAGCTGTTGATCGACGGGGTCGTCTACCTCGTCAAGGGCGGCACCAACTACAGCCTCGGGGGTGAGAAGCGCGAGAGCGTGATGGGCCAGGATCGTCGACACGGGGTGAAGATCACCCGGATCCCGGCCTACGCGGAGATGACGATCACCGACGCCGGCAGCGATACCAACCTGCGCGCGCTCACGGATATCAAGGACGCGACGATCACGATCGAGCTCGAGAACGGTAAGACGATCAAGCTCGGTCACGCCAACTATTGCGCGGAGGGCAAGGTCACCGCCGAGGAAGGCGAGATCGAGGCGCGCTTCGAGGCCGACTCCGAGAACGCCGAGGAGATCTGATGTCGACCGACGCGAGCGAAGCCGATCCCGAGCTGAAGGCGTTGATCGCCGAGAATCCCGAGGCGTTCGCCGAGGCGAAGAGGTTCCTCGGCGTTGGCATCGAATTCCCGTACACGCTCGTCCTGGGCACTCCGGTGAAATTCGGCAAGGATGAGATCGAGTCCATCGTGTTCCAGAAAGGCAACTTCGGAGTCCTGAAGGGGCTCAGTCCGGGCCGCACCCCGACCTACGACGAGATCATGATCATCGCGTCGCGGCTCAGCGGCCGTCCGGTCAAGGTGTTCGAGCTACTCGACCCCGATGACGTCGACGAGGTGACGGCGGTTGCCATGGGTTTTTTCGGGCGGTGCCGGGGGGCTGGGAAGAAGCTCTCGCAGTTCTAGCGCTCCTGTACCACTGGCCACCGTCCGAGCTCTGGGCGATGGAGATCGACGGGTGGGAGGTGCGATTCTGGTTCGAGCAGGCCGCTGAAATCGCGAAGCGCAAATGAACGACAAGCAAGCCGCACTCTCGATCATCCTGCGCACCGTCGACAAGGCGACGGCAGGGATCGTTGCGGTCAACAAGCGGCTCGATCAGCTGACGAAACCGACGCGCGATTTCGGCAAGGCACTGAAGGAGCTAGGTGATAAGTCAGGTTTTGACTCGGTAGTCGGCGGCTTTCGCGAGGTCGGAAGCGCCGTCAGCGCCATCATGGGCAAGCTGCTCCTGGCAGGCGGGATCCTCGCTGGCGCGATCGCGGGCGTGCTCTCGCTGATCGATCATTTCGACAAGCTCGGCGACACGGCCGAGCGGATGGGCACATCCGCCGATTTCCTCGCCGCGATGCGCTACGCAGCGGAACGCGCGGGCACGTCCGTCGAGGCCTTGGACTCCGGGCTGCAGACGCTCACGCAGAACATGGGCCAGGCCAAGGCGGGCACCGGGCGGATGCTGAAATTCCTGAACCAGATCTCGCCCGTGCTTGCTCACCAGGTCACCGCGGCCAACTCCATGGAGGAGGCGCTCGGGCTTCTGGCCGACGCATCGGCGAAGCTACCTGACGCCGCTCGCCGCGCGGCGCTTGCGCAGAAGACGCTCGGTGATGCTTCGCTTGCGCCGCTGCTCGCGCGTGGCTCCGCGGGCATTCAGGAGTTGCTCACCCGGTACTACGAGCTCGCCGGCGCGCAGGGCGATGCTGCCGAAGCTGCCGGCAAGACGGACGACGCGTTGAAGGATCTGCATGCGTCTGCCGATGGCGTCAAGGCGGCGCTGGTGCGCGGCCTCAGTCCGGCGCTGACGACGATCATCAACAAGCTCACGCAATGGCTGGTCGACCATCGACCGGATATCGAGCGGTGGGCCGAGGACATCGGACGGCGGCTACCGGGCGCGGTCGATGATCTCGTGAGGTCGGTCAAGGGCGCGGCGCAGGGCGTGATGACGTTCGTCGACGCAATCGGCGGATGGAAGGTCGCCGGCGTCGCGCTGGCCGCGGTGATCGCTGGTCCGCTGATCTCGTCGATCGTCTCGCTGGGCATCGCGCTCACCGCAACGCCCTTCGGTCTTGTGGTGCTCGGACTCGCAGGCATCAGCGCATCTGTGCTGTTGTTGACCTCGCAGATTCGGGACCTCTACGAACTGATGGATACGTCTCACGAGAAGCTAACAGAAGACGTTGCGCGACTAAACAGCGGAGAGCTGACCGCTCGGCAGTTCGAAATTCGCCATCCTGGATTTCTCGCGGACGCGGCCAAGCAGACGAGCCTGTCGGAATCGTTGGGGCTTGAGAAGCCGAGATCGATCGTCGAGGTTCCGCGGTTCGATGTGTTGTCGCAGTATCCCGTGCTGCAGCGAATGCTTGAGCCACCGGCATGGCAGCGTCCGTTTGGAGCTGAGACTGCACAGCAGCCGGCTGGAAAGATCACCGTCCAGTTCCAGAATGCGCCGCGCGGCATGCGCGTCACCGCCGAACCGCGGCTCGCGGCCTCTGTCGACCTTGGCGTTGGCTACCAGATGGGCGGCATGCCGTGACATGGCGCGAGGATCTCCGACGCGTCCGTATCACGATCGACGGGCAGCCGAAGGATCTGATCGGCGCGTCGTTCCGTGGCGTGGCGTTCCTTGTTGATAGCGTCGAGTTGTCGACCGGGCGACGCGCGGTGGTGCACGAGTTTCCGCTGCGCAACGATCCGTTCGTGGAGGACCTCGGCCGGCGCGCTCGCAAGTTCCGCGTTGACGGCTACGTGATCGGTGACGATTACCTGACGCAAAAGAACGCGCTTCTCGACGCGCTCGAGGCCGAGGGTCCGGGCGCGCTCGCGCTGCCCTACTACGATATTCGTCGGGCGATCGGCGAAACGTCCCACGTACGCGAGACGAAGAATGACGGAGGAATGGCGATCTTCGCACTCGAGTTCTGCGAGACGCCGCTGCAAGCGCCTGTGCCGCAGATCGCGATCGATCCAGCAGGCCAGGTTGCGACCGCGGCCGCCTCGGCCTCGACCGCAACCCAGGCCGAGTTCTCGGCCGCATACAGCCCGGCCGGGCTACCCGCATTCGCACTTCAATCGGCCGAAACCGCGCTCACCAGCGCCGCGGCCGCGCTCTCCACCAGGCTGTCCCCGTTGGTCGCGGATGCGCAGGAGCTCGCATCGTTCAACGGCCAGGTGACCGTGTTGACCGCGCAGGCAGCCGCGCTCGTGCGCCAGCCGGCGGACCTGGTCGGCCAGTTCGAGGCCGCGATCGCTAGCCTGGTGACGACAGCCGCGGCTGCGCCTGACGCGATGATCGACGCGCTAGCCGAGGCCTACGCTGATGACCTGGGCCCGCTGGTAGTCGCCACTACATCGATCCGGGCTCGCGAGCTCGCGAACCAGATCGCGATCACCTCTGCACTGCGCAGCACGATGGCGATCCAGGCGGCGGGGCTGGCGCCGACGGTCTCGTTCGACACGATCGAGGATGCGACTGCGACGCGCGACCAGGTGGCCGCGCTGCTCGATGATCAAGCGCTCGTCGCCGGCGACACCGCATATCCCGCGCTGGTCGACCTGCGATCGAAGGTGATGCGCGCGGTGCCCGGTCTGGCTGTGTTCGCGCGCGTCGTCACGATCAGTCGCCATGCCCCGGTGCCCGCGTTCCTGCTCGCCTACCAGCTCTACGGCTCAGTCGATCGGGAGGCCGACATCATCGCGCGCAATCGGGTGCGGCATCCTGGATTCCTGATCGGAGATCTGAAGGTGTTGAGCAATGGCGGCTGACGACGTCATTTTCGTCGCCAATGGTGTGCGCTATTCCGGATGGAAATCGATCCGCATCACGCGCACGATGGAAGGGCTGGCCGGTTCGTTCGCGCTCGAGGTCAGTGATCGCTGGGGCGAGGATGACCCGTTGCCGATCGTCGAAGAGGACGCATGCCGAGTGGAGATCGAGAATGAGAACGGTCCGAACACCGTGGTGATCGATGGCTACGTGGACGTCATCGACATCGCCGCAGACGCGGCCGATCGCCACCTCACGATCACGGGCAAGGATCGCTCCGCTGCGCTCGTCGAGAATTCAGCAGTGGCGCAGGGCGCGGTCATCGCCAAGGGCGCGGCGGCGTCAGCCGGAATCATCGATCCATCGAGGCATTCCTCGGAGTCCACGAAATGGATCTACTCGAACATCGATGCAGCCGACTTCGCGCGTGCCCTGTCCAAGCCGTTCGGCGTCAACGTGTCTGTGCAGTCGGGGCTCACCCTGCCACGGGTCAAGACGTTGATCGTGCATCCTGGCGAGATGGCATTCGAGGCGCTCAAGCGCGCCGCAGAGGGCGCACAGGTGATCGTCATGAGCGACGGCGCCGGCGGGATCCTGCTCTCGCGAGCTGGAACATCACGCGCGACGTCGTTGATCGAGGGGTTCAACATCCTGGGCTGCGGCGTGCGGCGCGACGCGACGAATCGATACCACAGGTACCTGATCTCGACGCAGATCCCCGGGACTGATGAGGCGTCCGGCGAGGCGACGCAAGTCCAGGCGCAGGCAACCGACGACGATGTGAGGCGCACGAGCCGCACGCTGCTGATCCGGCCGGACAAGGGCTACAACACAGCCGACGCGCGGCGCCGCGCCGACTGGGAGGCGAGGACACGTGCCGCGAGAGCAGTCGCGCCGACCGTGCGCGTGCAGGGCTGGCGCCAGCCGAACGGGACGCTCTGGCCGCTCAACGCATTGACGCATGTGCAGGCGCCGCGCACGATCCGTGTGGATGGCGAGATGTTGATATCCGAGGTCGAATACACGTTCAGCGACGCCGGCCGCGTCACGCAGCTCCATCTACTTCGGCCCGACGCGTTCGAGCCTGAGCCACAGGCGACCGTCTCCGGCGCCGGCGGTTGGGACGAGCTCGCGAGGGGTGTCTGATGCCGATCGATCTGGAGACGCTGCGCCAGCTGCATCACATCCTGCGTCCGCACGCGACGCGCGTCGTCAACATGATCGCGCGCGCCACGATCCCGCTGATCGACGACACCACCAAGATGCAGCTCGTGCAGCTCGCCGGGCTGCTCGGTGGTCCGTACCCCGGGGCCGAGCACTTTCAGCCGTACGGCTTCTCGAGCGTTCCGTTGCCGCCGAACGCTGATGGTGCGGCCGAGGCGATCGCGTTCTTTCCGAACGGCGATCGCGAGCATCCGGTTGTGCTGACGATCGCGGATCGCCGGTACGCCCCCACCGGTCGCGACCCGGGTGACGTCACCATGCACCACTTCACGGGCGCGAAGATCACGATGACGCAAGACGGCGACATCATCGCCACGCCGGCGTCCGGGCGCCATGTACTCGTCGAGGATGGCGCGGGCGGTACTCCCCACCCGCTCGTCAACGTGACCGATTTCAACAACCACACGCACCCCGCACCTGGTGGCGCGACGTCGCCCCCGACAGATCCGCTGACAGGCACCACCACGTTCAAGGCGCAGTAGTGCCCGTCTTGACCGGGCACAGCGCCCGTGATCCTCACATGGCATGCCATTCGCGCGCCCGACGCTCGGTGAGCTCGTAGACCGGATCAGGAGCGATCTACGCGGCCGGATCGAGATCGATGGACCGCTGCTGCGCCGCGCCATGGTAGACGTCGTCGCCGCCGCCGTCGCCGCGGCTGTGCATACCCTGAACGGCTTCATCAGCTGGTTGTCGCGCCAGATGTTCGCCACGACAGCCGAGCGCGAGCAGCTGCTCCAAAAAGCAGCCATGTACGGGATCGAACCCGTGGCAGCGACCTACGCATCCGGCAATGTGACCGTCACGGGAACCAGCGGTTCGATCCCCACCGAGACGATCCTGCGCCTCGATGAGGAGACCGGGTACAGAGTCACAACGGGTGGAACGATCTCGTCGGGAACGGCGACGATCGTGGTCAGAGCGCTGCTCGCAGGCGCCGCCGGCAACGCAGAAGCCGGGGCTATCCTCACGTTCCAGAGTCCCATCCCCGGGATCAACGCAGCGGCCACCGTTGCGAGCGGCGGGCTCACGGGTGGTGACGATGGCGACGATGGCGACGTTGGCACCGAACGCGTCCGGAACAGGTTGCTTCTACGGCTCCGCGAACCACCGCAAGGCGGTGCCGCGCAGGATTACATCGCCTGGGCGCTGACCGTGGCGGGCGTGACCCGCGTGTGGGTGTTTCCGAACGAGAACGGTGCCGGGACGGTGGTCGTGCGATTCGTGCGGGATCAGGACGTGAGCATCTTCCCCGATGCCGGCGAGGTCGCCGCGGTGCAGGCCGCCGAGGATGCCGAGCGACCGATCACAGCGCAGGTCACGGTTGTAGCACCGACGCAGCTGGCGGTCGCGTTCACGATCCACCTGGTGCCGGACACGTCCGACACTCGCGCGGCCGTGACTGCGTCTCTCGATGACCTGATGTTCCGTGTCGCCGAGCCTGGCGATGGCATCGCGAAAGGCAGCGTGTTGCTGTCGGAGATGCGCACTGCGATCGGCGTCGCGGGCGTCACGGACTACACCATGACCGTGCCATCCGCTGATGTCGTTCCGGGCCTCGGACAGCTCGCGACGCGAGGCACCATCACGTGGGTCTGAGCTCTGGTTCGTATCCGACGACAGCGGCCGAGGCGGCGGCCGCCGTTCCCGGCGCCACATTCACGCACGGCTGGCTCTGCAACGAGCTCGCCGGTGATCTCGTGCCAGCGTTCGGCGCTGACACGCTCGTGGCCTCGGGCACCGGGCTCGTCTACGCGGACGCTGGGCCGCGCGGCGGCATCGACCGAGCGATCGGGTTCACGACGGGGGCGGCGACCGGCCGTTTCAGCGGCGGCGCCGCACTGTTCGATATCGCGGCCAACACCGATGAGCTCGTGGTCGCTTGGGTCGGCAAATGGAGCGCGTTGCCCTCAGCATTCGGCGCGATTTGCGGCAAGGCTTCGGCGTCGTTCGGCAATGGATGGGCGATCTCGGGTCGTGATGGGACTGCGATCGCGCTCGAGCTCGGTGCGGGTGATACCGCAGGCGCGTCGATCGCGGGGACCTCTGCGTTCCTGCTCGGGCTGTGGCATGTCGGTATCGCGGTCATCGATCGTAGTGGCACGGATACTGCCCGGATCGGCGTACGGGCGCTCGTCGGCACAACTTCGATCGTCTCGAGCGGAGCGACGGGGATCAATGGAAACGCCGCGTCCACCGCATCCAACTTCACGGTCGGACACGGCGACTGGGTTTCTGGCAACGACAACTTCCGGCTCGCAGCGCTGTACATCGGCAAGGGCACGGGAGTCGCGTCTGGTCTGGCAGGCAATCTGTCGTCTGTCCTGCAGAGCTTCGCCGATACGATCGGGCAGGCGCGCTCGGTCAACGAGTACGCGCAACTGCTGTTCTCGTCATTTCCACAAGGCCGGTTGTGGAGCACCG